GAGGAGGAACACTCGCGCAGGGCAAGAGTAGTGCCTCCAGAGGCAACAATGCGGTAAAAGGGAACACTTTGCCCCGGGTCAATATCTGTCCACACCCATGTATTGTCGGTTACAGCAATCGCCCCAAGGTTTTGCAACGTGGTGTACGTCACCCCATCAGACGAGTATTGAAGCGCAATATTCCACGTCGCCGACCCACCACCAGAAATGTAGGGCAGGAACCCAATAGAACCCGCATAAATTGGGTTTGTCGTGCCGTAATTGACCGTAAAGTTGCCGTTTGCCGAAGCCTGCTGAGTAAAGGTATCAACGTCGCCATCGTAAAGATTTGCAACAGTTCCGCCAGCAGAAGAGGTATACGCCCCATCAGGGCGGTTCAATGTACGATATAGCACGTTTAGCGTGTCTACAGCGCCATCAGGCAGGGTATAGCGATACTTGTTAGGGGTCAGACCAATGACCTCCTTGCTGATGCACCAGTATTGAATGCCGCGGTTGATGAGGTTAGAAAGAAGAAACCCAAGGGACTGACGAGCAGACAAAACTTGCTCAGAAGTCAGCTCTTCAGCTAACTTTCCGCACCGACGAGCGCCGTGGTCAATCAAAGTTTGCACATTAACTGTTTGACCGTAGGTGTCCGAGTACGCCATTTTTTAACCTACCATCTTGGTGAAGATTTGTTTTTTGACGAAGTATTAACTTTGCAATCATTAAGATTGATTGCGCCGCCTTTGGCTTTTCCCGAAGCCGCTTTTTTTTGAGCGGCTCTTTCCATAGCCCTCTTTCTCATTGCATTAGCCATGTCATCCATCTCTATTGCTTCGGGAGACCTATTGTCTATTTGAGCTTGTTTGATGGCATCCATTTCTTCGCCAGTAACGGTGACGCCGTTAGAGTTATAAATAGTTCCCGGCTTATCGTCAGCCGACCGACTTTTCATAAACTGGTCATACTTAGACGTACTATCCGCCATAATTTTCTCCATTACCAGCCGGGACATTTCCACCGTTTTAGCGATGCTTTAGCCCTTGGAGCATCACCACTTGCATGTTCAACCACTCCTGACATTCTCGCGCAAAAACTGTCTTTACGCGACCCTCCTTGTGGTTGCGGAGCCTTTAAATTACTACCTGTTTCTTTGTTGTACTTAGCTCGACCTTTTGCAGTCAAACCAGCGCCTTGCTCAACTGATAGTTTCTCACCGCGACCAACGGCAAGACTTGGCCCACCTTCTTTAAACTTTTTCCCCTTATCAGCTTTAGCAAACTCTTTGCCGACTTTTTGAGGGATTCCAACTTTTTTGGCAAACGCAGGATTGTGCGCAACCGCTTGCATCAAATTGTGTTGGGAAGATGATTTGCTAGGCATAGTTACCAACAAGATTTTTTAGCAGCACCGCCAGTTTTTTTCTTGGCAGTTTTTGCAGACTCTACAAAGTCTTGTTTTGTTGGCGCACCCTTGCTACCAGTTTTGCGCATCTTTTCGCCAGAGCCTTCAGAAATACGCTCACGTTTTGCATTAATATTTGCATACAATCCGCCTCCTTTAAATTTACTTTTGGTAGGTGATTTGCTTGGCATTATGCGTACCCCTTAGTCATTTCTAAGATGCACCAGTAAGTGTCACCAGAAGATGCGTCAGCCGTACTAAACACAATGTCACCAGTGACACCTGCACCGCCGTTGTTAGTAATACCACCAAAACCGTTCATATCTAGCGTCTGAGTAGCACCGGGCGAGGACAGGTAAAACGGCACATCCGTTGCAGCGTCCCAAAGCATTCTGACTTCCATGCCGTGACTAGCAATGTAAATTTTGGTGACCGTTACTCTGGTGCAAGTTTGACCAGAGGCGCTTGGGTTTAACGCAGAAACATCCACTTTTAAAACAGCAGTTTCACCAGTGCCATCACTGATGTTTGTAAATTTCATGATAGCCGTGCGCTCGTTATCAAAAAGCGTTTGACTTGTGACTGCATCAGCCATATTTCTCTCCAATTAGAGGTGGGAGCCGAAGCCCCCACCCATACTTAACAAGCACTACCGCCGCGTTTTTTAGATACCGTAACTGACTGTTTGCTTTTTGTAACACGAGGGCCGGGTTCATTCATTGAACGTAAACCCAAACCTTTCATGTACAAATCGCCATACTCATCAGCAAAGTCGCTAGCTTCTTTAACAATCTTGCTATTACGAACCTTATCGTACATTTCTTTTGCCATGCTCAAAGGATTCATTGCATCCTCTAATTCACGACCGTACTTTGCGGCTTTATCATAATCAGCGGTAGACTTATCCATCTCTTTATCAGACACGGAACCACCACCAGCCATCTTCTGATACTTGCTGTAGACCTCGTTGGATTGTGCTTTAGCCGATTTCATAGCGGGCGCATTTTCCTTACCAAATGTCTTCATTAGATTACCCTCAGCAGGGGTGACCTTGCCACCTTTTTTGAAAGTACCAGCATTACGATTAGTACTTACAGGAGACGATGGTTTTTTAGCGCCTTGAGGCATCGCGACGGCACGACCTGAATTAACAGTTCCCCCCGTCGCGTAGGCTTTTTTTGAGGATTTGCCTCCCGACTTAAAGCCACCAGCATTACCCATTTTGGCGCCACCAGTAGCCATCCCACCCATTTTCATGGAAGAATTTTTCATCATGTTACCGTTAGGCATCATGTGCATACCACCGCCACCCATCATAGCTTTGCCGCCTTTTTTCATCTTGCCTTTGCCATCAGCCGCAAAGTCAGGAACCATCTTCCCATCCTTCTCAACCATTGACATACCGCCGTCTTTGTAGCCACCAGTCTTCAGACCTTTATGTCCTTTGCTAGCAGGCTTGGACTCGTGAGACTTCAGTTCTTTCTCAAGACCCTTCATCTTCGACATTTCAGCCTTGTGCGTTGCTTTAGACTCGCCGCCTTCAGCTTTGCCACCTTTTTTCATTGGTGACATACCCATTGCTGGGCTAGAAGGCGTCATTGCAGGCTTCTTAGCCATCATCGACTTACGACGTGAAGCCATCGAAGGCTTCATAGGGGCGCGAACAGGAGCGTTCACAGCAGGACGACCAACCAAAGCAGGAGTGCCAGACATCATGTCCATAGCACCACCGCCCATAGCCATCTTCTTGTGACCAGCTTCCGCTTTACCACCCTTTTTCATGTTGACGTGACCACCTTTTTTGAGTTTTAACTCAACAGTTGGCTCCGTGGTCTCCATCTTCACCATTGGTTTAAATTGACCCATGTTGTTCTCCTTATGCTTGTGTGACGCCAAGAGCGCCAATACGGGTTGCATTAGGGCCTGCCGCAATTGCTGGTAGGGCTATTCCCATCACAAGACGCTTGATGCCGTCTGCCGCCGAGGAAGGTGTGTACGTTCCGCGAACATCACCAGTGGTGGTGGTAGCCGTCAAAGTAGCGGCGGCAACAAAAGTACCAGCGTCTTCTGCTAAGGTGCTGTTCCAGCCAGCGCGGGTAATGTATCCAGCATCAGTAATGCGCAGTGGCGCACCTAAGATGTCTGTTGTACCTACCGCAACGGTTACCACGCTTGCGCCAGAAGAGACAACACTGGCAATTTGGTAAAAGGCTTTCTTACCACTGACAGTAGTAGACGCCACTGTTCCTGTTGCAATTACCTCGCTCATAGCTTGACCGTAATAGTCGTAACCAGACACAGTAATGTTGACAGTAGTTGGACTACCAGCGCCTGTGGTTGTAGAAACAGCACGAGGGCAGTCAAGTTGCAAGCCTGTTGCACCGCCTGCAATCGTGGTGGATGTAACACCAGCACCTGCGGCAAGCGTGAGCGTGGTAGCAGTTGTAATAACAGCGGCAACAATGTTAGTTGTCAACTTTGCTTGTGGAACAACGTCCCAAACATAAAGACGACCTAGTGGGCCTACACCTACGCTCATTGGGGATGGGTTTTGCAACAAAGCGTTGCCTGAACCAATAATTGTGGCGCTTGCTACAGTTTGTGATGCGCTTACGGTGTAAGTACCTATACCGCCAGAACCAGTACCAAAAGCACTAATAAAGGTTCCATTGGTGAGTGACGTTGAACTGTCAATGAACATACCAACAGTAATTGGGTCACCAGAAAGCATAGCGGTGACAGTTAATGTGGTTGTAGCAATTGAGCCAGTAAAAGTTGAAACAGCAGGGTAAGCGTCCATACCTTGAACGGTAATAGCTGAACCCAAAAATAGGTCATCTGAAAATTGGGGCATCGTCTGCTCCTTGAAAAGTTTGACGAATGAATAAACAAAAAAGGGGCTGGGTTTTATCCCAACCCCTGTGGCGCTTTAAACGCCCGGTGTGCCGTACATTGCACGCCAGTCGGTGAAGCCAACGTCGTAACGCTCGGTCGCCTTGTAGCGCATCGAGTCAGTTTCGAAATCACCTTCCATGGTTTTTTCCAGCTTACGACGCATCAGAAGCTTCATGCCTTCTGGAGCATCAGTCTGTACCCACCAAGCTGTAGCCGATGTCAGACGTGACATTACTGTCGCGCCTTCATCCAATAAGCCGATTGACTTAATTGGGTTAACGTCGTTGTTTGCAGTACCAGAGCGCAAGACGGACTTCAGCAGAACTTCAGCTTGGAATACGTTACCCGGAGCAACTACGAGTTGCTTAGGTACCAAGCGGATTTTTTTGCCGTTGTTGTCTACTGCTTGACGAATCTGAATCAACATCTGTTCCAAAGAAGTCTGGGACAAGTTGGCTGCAGTTGATAACAGGTTAGATGTAACACCGTTAACGATCG